GCTTTATGCCCTTCCATTGAGGTTTTAATAGAGTTTGATTATCTCGTATGACTTGTCATTCCGACGGAGTCGCGTATGTCGCCAAGACTAATATAGCTTCTCCGCAACGTGTTTAACTTGTTACTTGGTTACCTGCTAATCTTTCTCGACCGAACTCTTACCATGGGATTTATTCCCAAGTATTGTTCAACATGTATATATTATAAATACTGGTCGCTCTTGATCGCAATAGAGTAGTGACCCCATCCCCCTGTTACTATTGCGCTATTACATATACAAATACAAAAAGATAATTTATTTACTATTCTGTTTCTGTTGTAATTGGATTCTGTTCTTCTGGTTAAGGACAGATGATCGTACATTTCAAATACAAATACAAAATTTGGACATTGAGACTCGGTGTTGACACCCCCTTCGATTTTTCATGACGGAGGCTGTTCAAAAGCTACTTAATTTGCACTGAGGTTTCGCTCTTAGAGCGTTGCTGATTAATAGTGCTGTAGGAAAGGACAGTTTCTTGACAACCCCTATCGTTGGAAAGGACTTCACGTTAACGATTTTCATGTTTCAGGTGTTGTTACGATTGTACAAACCTATGCTCGCTTCAGGTGATTGGGACTCCTGGATGACTCTCTAAGTAAAGAGCTAATAAGTTCCCGTTTAGTGTCGTTAACACTCGACCGAGAAGTCGTAGAAACTCCCCCTATTAACATTATGAAGAGAAATTACAGCCTGATAAAGATGGGCTATTCAATGATTGATTACCGCGACGAACGCCACCAACGCTATATGCGTCTGGCAGGCCTCCTCGCAAAAACAAATTTTGACCATGATGACGCTATGGAGTCACTGGGTGATTGTTTCCTCCTTCCAGGAGCATTCGATCGTAAATACCCAAGAAACGCTTTCAGAAAGCTACTTCTCCAATACATGCAATTTTTGCAGTATAACGCTTATGATGATCTCTTCACACTACTTAACTCGCATGCCGAATTTTTCGTGCGCAATGACGCTCAAATTTGGTATGACTATGCTGGAGGACGAGTGGTTGTTGGAAATTATACTTCCAGTGCCATTTCGATCCCAGTCAAATCTACTCCACACTGGTACAAGAAACCCAGATTGGATTACGACGGTATCCCCGTCTCTTCTTGGAATCTTACTGGTGTATTCGATATTCACAAGGGGCGACCCAAGAGACCTGCTGTTATCACTAAGAGCAAAAGGGTCTTTGTCCCCTATGAACATTCCACCGATACCGTACGTGTCTACGGCCGCAAAGTCCATAATGGTGATCCAACCTGGACGCGGTTTGAAGATATCGTGCCGTTGACATCTGACGCCAAGAAAGTGATGTTGCGCTACACAACTGGTGAACGCAAGCACTTTCCCGAAAATAAGAGGTACCGCAGTATGCTGCGGATGCTCGATTACGCGTCACAGAAAGAGAAACAGACTTCTAAGCACTGGACAACAGTATCCCGTAAAGGTCAACTGTCCAGGCCACTGGAAGTACAAGCCGAAAATCTCGAGCACCTCACTGCCGTGGGGAAGATCCTTGGGGATCTTGACTCCATGCCTTTGTCAAAGGTAATGGGAGATGTGACAGTTGGAGGCTTGGTGCGTGCTGTGCTAGGCATAATACGAGACTTGGAGGCTGCTAAGCAATCCTGGCTCGGTTTGGTTACAGCAATAGCACTTCGTATACACTCTTTCGTCCAATCCGCCGCTTTTGAAGCAATCGCCAATCTATCATGGCACCTTGTCCACTTATTCTCATTTGTGAAGGAGTTACGAACATATTTCGACCATTACATAACCGAGAATGTGTCCGTCCTCTATGGAAAGATGGAAGAACTGTGGAATAAGGCCCTAGGCAATGCTGATGACCCTGAACCGGTCATGCACGATGTAGAAGGAGAAGGTGATGTAAATCCCTATGTCTCCATCACTCTGTGGTCAGCAATCAAAGCCACTATAGCCAGTATGTTTGGCAAGGAGATGGATTATCCCGCCCTGAGACAAATTAATGCCCTAGGCTCGTTAACACGAACAGGTACGTCTCTCATGACTTTCATGACGAAGGGTGCTGAAGCCATCAAAGCCATCTGGGAATGGGTTAGTGAAGCCTATTTTCTTCCCGACGAAGAGCGCAACCTCCGTGCTAGGACTCATATCTTTATTGAGCAAGTTACCGAGGCTCTGCGCGTTCCCCAAAGTGACCGAAAGCTCAAGTGGGCAAGAAAAGTCCACACCCTCCGTGGGAGGGGCTGGGAGCTATATGCTCAGCTTTCGAAAAACACTAAGTATGGATGGCGTTATGCTCAAATAGTTCGTGGTCTTGCCGAAAAAGTCAGAGGACTGCTGGCTGAAGCCGATCGGAAATTTTCCGATCTCACTAGTCAGTTTGAAGCTCTCGGGATATGTTTCCAGGGAGCCCCTGGAATAGGTAAGACTGTAGTTGCCAATTTTCTCGCTGATATGGCTGTCGGTTATATAACTGACGGTACAGAAGACGAGCTGGACCTTTCTCTTAAATATACCAAGAATGGTAAGTCAGAGTATTGGGACGGAGCCACCCCCGGCACAGCTGTTGTTATGTGGGACGAAGTTTTTCAGACCACCGACAATATGATACGTGCAGAGGAAGCAACGTCGCTCATCCAACTTGTCAATTCGGGTGCGTTTTATCCAAATAACGCGGCCGTTGAGAAAAAGGATGGCAATCCTCTTAGCCCTCACCTTGTGCTCGTCACGAGTAACCTCGATCTTCGAAATTGGACTGCATCGCAGTTAGGTATTGGAGACGTAGGGGCCCTCAAGAGGAGACTCCACCAAGTTACACTTAAGGCTGAACCATCGTTCAGTATGAGATCGTATATGCGTTCTCACGGACACATCACGTTGGAAATCCTTCAGGAGAACCTTCGATTTGATGTGAGTGTCTATTCTGGCGTCACGAAGAGTTATGAGACGAAGGTTGAAAACCTTGACTTCTTAGACCTCTTTGGCTGGGTGCGGTACTCGATTGATCAGCAATTGAAAGGAGTTTATGGACTTGGAAAGGTCCAGCGACACAACTACCTTAAGCTGAAACAACAGATGGGCCCGCGCCATTTTTATAAGAACCCTGCTAGTGTTCTTTGGGAGAGTGACGCCGAATCGGAGGATTCCAAGGAGAAAGAGGACGAACCGGTCCACCAACCATCTAACCCTGCTAAGAGACGAAGATATAAATTCAAGAGTCCTCGGGGCAAATGGTATAAGACGGATGTTGTCTCTGAAAATTTAGACTTGCCATCTGCTTCAAGCTCAGGTGAAGAGTCCTCAGATGATCAACTATCCCTTATCTCATCATCCGATGAGAGTTATGAGGGTCTCTCTGGTTTTTTTGATGTGGAAGGAGAAGCAGATGAAGAGGATGATGTCGATAATGAGGAAATCGCCAGAAGGGTGAGGGAAGGCAATAAGAAGCGCTCCTACGAATCCATGGATGATGAATTCATTTGGAGACATCTCTGGCCTGGCATAGTTACGATGTGGGAATCTGATTCGGGTGAAATGGCAGGACACTTCTTAGGAGTGTGTGCGAGCGCCTCGCTTGCAATTTTTACCTTTCTCCTTGCCCTTTTTGGGCTCAACCCACTTGTGTGCTATCTGCTTTCAGTTGTGTTCTCTGGGGTCTGCGGACTGTGGACCTTATTTATCAGAGGAGCAGGTGCACGTGCGGTCAAAGCTTATATTGACCACATCAGCGCCTGGGCTTCCTTTGCTATAATAGGAGGCATGGCTGGTGGCATTATTGCCAATAGGATCTACCACAATGTGATTGTGGCAACAGAGGTCGATGGTGAAACCGCCGCTGAGAGCTTCAGAGCCGAAAACAAGAGACTCCGAAGAAAGCTTAATAGCTACGAGAGGATCTTGAAGGCGAAAGCAGACGGCGATGCCATGTTGGAGCTTGCGTTTGAAGAACTCGCAGGCATCGACGGAGAGAGCGTTAGGGCGAAGAAAACCCCAGCACCATCTCGCGTGACTGTCACGGGAGAAAGTGTGCGTGCTCGAAAGACTCCTGCACCAAACAGAACAATTGTTAACGGTGAAGGACGTTTTGACGACGCGCAGGCCCGGAGCCTTGGGAAAGTCTCCGCCTTGACCCAGCTCAAAATTGCTATAAGCAATGACGAGTTGACCTCTAGGGCTCGGATTTCCCCCATTCGTGAAGATTGGTGGGTTGGAAACGTCCACATGTTAAACGCACCGGAAGTCTCTTTGGAGATAGAAGCCAAGGGTGCCCGTCGCATACTCCATTCGACAGATATAGTGGAGAAAGTGACTGTTCCTAATACTGACATTGTTTTTCTAAGACTGCGTCATAATTGGAGCAAGGACATGACCAACCTCTTCATAAAGAATGAAGACCTTGTGAAGAACTTCGCTTCTGTGTATGTTTCCTGGTTGTCTGATCTAGATGGAGATGGCGGTACTATTAGCAATTTCCAGATTACTGATGTCACTTATGACACGGATCCAATCAACCTGAACACACGGCTTAGCACTGTCCAAGTGTGGTCATATTTTTGTGGCCGCGGGACTCGCATGCCAGGAGTGTGTGGTTCATATTGGATTTCTAATGACACCAAGGACCAACGTAAGATTCTTGGGATACATGCTGGAAACAGAGATGATGTAGCCACGTATTGCTGTCCCGTCACACAGGAACTCATCAACAAGTACTGCCCTCGTTCAGTTCGTGCTGAATCAGCCGACCTGTTTATAGATGGACTCATTGATGATTTCTCAAGTGAAGACCCTGAGTACCTGGAGAGAGTATTCGCACCAGAGATGGTTGCTAAAATTCCCCCGGGAGTTCGCGTGGTCGGAATTATGCGAAAGGACTTAGCCAGGACGATGTATGCGAGGAATGACTTATATCCTAGCAGACTGGCAGAGTATGGGACGCCGAAAGGCCGTCCTGCTGCCGTCCGCGGCATGTGGCGCGATGGTGTTTATCATCATGCCACGGAGCGTAGTGAGAAGAAGATGGCCCGTACATTCTTCTCCCAGGACTGGACCAAGTGGAAAAAATTTCTCCCATTGATACTGGAGAATTGGTCTCGGTTGCCAGAGAGTAAGTATGATCCATCTGATCACGCTGCTCTCAACGGACAGACGATACTCCACGATGGTGAAGTTTATGAGATGACCCCTATGTTTCTCAACACTTCTCCAGGTCATGGATATGTTCATCTGCGCACAAAAGACGGAAAGAGAAATTTCGTTCTCCGTGCTGAATTGGAGGACGGGACTCTAGGTCCTATCGAAATGCTACCTCATTACGAGGAGCGTGTCGAGTTAGAACGTGCGATAATGGATGCTAATGTCCACCAACGCTGGATAAGTCATGCGAACCTCAAGGCAGAGATACTGCCTGAAGCAAAGGCCCTCGAAGGAAAAGTGCGGATATTTTACGCATCTGCCCTCAATGCTGTCCATCATACCAAACAAGCGTTTGGAAGATGGATGATGATGGTAAGGACTCAGAAACCCTCTGGTCCTAACATGGTAGGGTTTAATCCTTTTAGCAATCATTCTCACCTTCTCTACCGCCATATGAGAAGAGCTGGAGAAAACGTCAATTGGTTTGACGGGGATTTCGCTGGATATGACCTTGCTTTGCCTTTGTGGCTTTGGGAGGCCGCGTTGTGGCTCGTGGAGGAATGGTACAGGCTCAATCCTGAGAAGGAGTACGAGCGCTGGAAACGCCGCCGCGAGTCACTCTCTCGCCAGTTCACATCTCAGTTTGTGGTCTGGTTGTGTTTCCTGATTGCTCGCTTTGGTGGAACCCTGAGTGGCCTCTTTGGCACTGCGGAGTTCAATGGCCTAGCGACTGAGATAATGAGTTTGATCACTTTTGTGGAACTTGCTCATGACCATACAGAATGGTCAGATGCTCAGATAGCAGAAGCGTGGAGACGCAAGATTAGGCTCGTTGTCTATGGAGATGATAATCTCTTCGCAGTCAATGAAGATTTGACATGGTTTAATCGTGTCACATTCGCCCAGAAACTGAAAGAGGTCTTTGGAATGGACTACACTCCAGCCCAAAAAGATGCTCTAATGACCCCCTACACCCCAGCTGATGAAGTCTCCTTCCTGAAACGCAAGTTTGTGTCTAAGGACGGAGGACCGCTCTCCCGAGGGACAGTTCTCGCCGTCATGGATTATGACGACATTATGGAACGCATTTACTGGGTGCGTAAGAGTTCTCACTACACTGAGGAAGAAGGGGTGCTCATGAATGTAGACTCAGCCTTGCGCGAGTTTGCACTGCATGGACAACCCAAGTTTGAGAGAATGAAGACGCTTATCAACAGCTGGCTCTACAAGGCTGGCTATGCCCAGTGCTTCCTTAGCTACAAGGACGCATGCAAAAATTTCTTCCCCGACTTTACCGACTGATGTCGGCACCGGGGTGTGTTTTGTTTCACGAGGCGTGGAGCACACCCGACTATTCCTGTGGTTGAGTCAACCTCGGAACAGCCTTGTTCGTTCTGTACTGATGATAATAAGTGCGGTCCTATATATTATTGCTGACTCTATTCAAGAGAACACCCAGCTGCAAGCTGGGCAAGACAATCGCTTGCCGGTTGTCGAACACCCCACCGAAGTTAAGGAACTGACCACCTACAAGGATGGTCAGGTCGCCCTCTCCCACGTTATCGAGGGTCCTGGAGCGACTCCCTTGCGTGATGCCGTTAATACACTGAAAGATGAGAATCTCTCTACAGTGTTGGGCCGATCGTACCTTTATGGGAACTTTGAGTGGGCTCACTCCGACGTTACTGGAACTAGGATGATGGAAATTAATTTTCCGGAGTGTGTCTTTAACAACGCACAAGTCAATTCCAAGCTACAGTATTTCTCTCTTTTCCGCTGTAGGGCGGTGAAGATTGGAGTGAGAGTGAACTCAACTGAGTTTCACTACGGCCGCTTGTTGGTCTCTCACGTTG